ATTCGGTATACTTTCCAAGTCTGGAGCCGATGCCAAAAAAATGTTTACAGATAAAGTTGTCCCAATATCCGTTAATTATCCGTTTTTCTTCAAACCAATTCAAGACGGTATGGATAGGCCAAAAACTGAGTTGGCATATAGGGTTCCGGCATCCAAACTTACTAGAAGAAAGTTGGAAGCGAATGAGCAACTTACAGAACTAGAAGGACTTGACACGACTATTGATTGGAAAAATACAGGTGATAACTCTTACGACGGTGAAAAGCTAAAGCTATTAGCTCACGATGAAAGTGGTAAGTGGGAAAGACCTGACAATATATTAAACAACTGGAGAGTTACAAAAACTACATTAAGACTAGGATCAAGAGTTGTAGGTAAATGTATGATGGGCTCAACATCAAATGCTTTAGACAAAGGTGGAGACAACTTTAAAAAACTTTACTACGATTCAGACGTTACAAAAAGAAATAGAAACGGACAAACTGCTTCTGGACTCTATAGCTTGTTCATACCTATGGAGTGGAACTACGAGGGATTCATCGATACTTACGGACACCCTGTATTCGTTGGAGGACAAGATAATATCAAAGGAGCAGACGGTTATGAGATTACAACAGGAGTTATTGAACACTGGGAAAATGAAGTTGAAGGATTAAAAGGTGATAGCGATAGTTTAAATGAATACTATAGACAGTTTCCAAGAACAGAGCAACATGCTTTTAGAGACGAAACAAAAGATAGTTTATTTAATTTAACTAAAATATACGAGCAAATAGATTACAACGAAGATTTAGATAATTCTAAGCTAGTTACAAGAGGAAGTTTTGCTTGGCAAGATGGAATACAAGATACTAAAGTTTATTTTTATCCAAATAAAGATGGTAGGTTTTTAGTTTCTTGGGTTCCTAATGTAGAAATGCAGAATAATATAATAATTAAAAATGGAGTTAAATATCCAGGTAATAAAGACGTTGGAGCATTTGGCTGTGACTCTTACGATATTAGCGGTACTGTTGATGGTCGCGGCAGTAAAGGAGCATTACATGGATTAACTAAGTTTAGTTTATTTGATTCACCACCAAATCATTTCTTTTTAGAGTATATATGTAGGCCACAAACCGCCGAGATGTTCTTTGAGGACGTTTTAATGGCACTTCATTTTTATGGGATGCCTATACTTGCAGAAAACAATAAACCTCGTCTATTGTATTATTTAAAAAGAAGAGGTTATAGAAATTTTAGTATAAATAGGCCTGACAAAGTTTGGAATAAATTATCTACTACTGAAAAAGAAATAGGTGGAATACCTAACACAAGTGAAGATATTAAGCAAGCACATGCTGCTGCTATTGAAAGTTATATAGAAAACTATGTAGGTTTAAGTGAAGATAATCAATATGGTAATTTATACTTTCAAAACACATTAGAAGACTGGGCTAAGTTTAACATAAACAATAGAACTAAGCATGATGCTTCTATTAGTTCTGGTTTAGCTATAATGGCTGTAAATCAAAACAAATATAATCCAGTTGCTAAAAGATTAAAACAAAGTATTAATTTAGGTATTAAAAGATACGACAATACAGGATATAATTCAAAAATAATATAAATGATAAATACTAATTATAATAGTTCTTTTCCAGATCAGGTAGTACCTGAAGCAGAAAAAGCTACCCAAGAATACGGGCTTGCAGTAGCAAGAGCTATAGAAAATGAATGGTTTGCCAACGACAGAGGTGTTTATGATAGGTTCAATACTAATTATAATAATTTTCATAGACTTAGATTATACGCTAGAGGTGAACAAAGTGTACAAAAGTACAAAGACGAATTGTCTATAAATGGTGATTTATCATACCTTAACTTAGACTGGAAACCCGTACCAGTTATACCTAAGTTTGTTGATATATTAGTAAATGGAATTAGCCAAAGAAACTACGAATTAACAGCATATGCACAAGATCCTACATCTGTAAAGAAAAGAACTGAATACGCTGAAAGCATAATAGCTGATATTAATGCAGCTAAATATATAGAAGCTGTAAAGAAAGCTACTGGCAAAGATGTTTCTAGAGGTCCTAAAGGTAAAAATGTTCCTACAAATAAAGAAGATATAGAAGCTCATATGCAGTTTGATTATAAGCAAGCTGTTGAAGTTAGCCAAGAAGAAGCTATAAATTATATATTAGATAAAAACAAATATGATTTAATTAGAAAAAGATTAAATTATGATTTAACAGTATTAGGTATAGCTTGTACTAAAACTTGTTTTAATGAAAGCGAAGGTGTTAAAATAGACTATGTAGACCCAGCTAACTTGGTTCACTCTTACAGTGAAGATCCATATTTTCAAGATTTATATTACGTAGGTGAAGTAAAATATTTAAGTATACCAGAGCTTAAAAAACAATTTCCAGATTTAACAAGCGAAGACATTAAAGATCTACAAAAGTATAGAGGTAGTTCACAATATACTAGAACTTATAATGGTAAATATGATGATCATACTGTGCAGGTATTATATTTTGATTATAAGACTTATACTAATCAAGTTTTTAAAATAAAGAAAACAGATCAAGGTTTTGAAAAAGCATTAGAAAAGCAAGATACATTTTTAGATGCTCCTGATACTGATAACTTTAAAAAAGCCCATAGAGCTATAGAAGTATTGTATAGTGGAGCAAAGGTATTAGGTAGAGACAAGCTATTAAGTTGGGGCATGGCTAAGAATATGACTAGACCTGAAGCTGATATAACTAAAGTAAATATGAACTACTCTATTGTAGCTCCTCGAACTTATAAAGGTAGAGTAGAGTCTATAGTAAGTAGAATAACTTCGTTTGCAGATATGATACAAATAACTCATTTGAAGTTACAGCAAGTTATGTCAAGAGTAGTTCCTGATGGTGTGTTTATGGATGTAGATGGTTTAGCAGAAGTTGATTTGGGTAATGGTACTAATTATAATCCAGCTGAAGCTTTAAATATGTATTTTCAAACTGGTAGTATTGTTGGTAGATCTCAAACTCAAGATGGTACAGGTAATCCAGGTGGAGTACCTATACAAGAGTTAAATACTAATAACGGTATGGGCAAGATACAGTCTTTAATACAGACTTATCAATATTATCTACAGATGATAAGAGACGTAACCGGATTAAATGAAGCTAGAGATGGAAGTAATCCAGACAAGTACGCTTTAGTTGGTTTACAAAAATTAGCAGCTGCAAACTCAAATGTAGCAACCAGACATATATTACAGTCTAGTTTATATCTCACATTAAAAACTTGTGAAAACGTTAGCATGCGTATAGCAGATGCTATAGCTTATCCTACTACTTATAATGCTTTAATACAAAGTATATCTATGTACAACTCTAAAACATTAGAACAATTAACTTCTTCTAATTTATTAGATTTTGGTATATTCTTAAATTTAGAGCCAGACGAAGCAGACAAACAGTTGCTAGAACAAAACATACAAGTAGCTTTACAAGGAGGTCAAATATATTTAGAAGACGCTATAGAGATTAGAGAAGTTAAAAACTTAAAGCTTGCTAATAGGATGTTGAAAAAGAAACGTGAAGAAAAAATGGCTAAAGAGCAAACAATGCAGCAACAAAATATGCAAGCTCAAGCTCAGGCAAACGCTCAGGCTAGTGAGCAAGCTGCGTTAGCAGAGTCACAAAAACAACAAGTAATTACTGAGCAAAAAATACAACTAGAACAAGCTAAGTCTCAGTTTGAAATACAAAAGCTCCAGCAAGAAGCTCAAGTTAAGCAACAGCTAATGCAGTCTCAGTTTGAATATGATATGCAGATAGAAGAACTTAGAAGTAAAGCTAGAACTGACTCAGACTCATTAAAAGAAGATCGTAAAGATAAGAGAGTTTCAATGCAAGGTAATGAGCAAAGACAAACTCAAAAAGAAAAAATAGCACCTGAAACTGCTATGCCTACTCCACAACAAGATCAAGGATTAAACCTTAATCAGTTAATGGGGTAACAATTATTAATTATTATATTATATTATGTCAGAAGAAATAAAAGAAGAAGGTTCTTTTAAAATTAAAAAGAAACCTAAACAATTAGCAGACAACAAACCTAAAATAGTAAAAGCTAAATCACCTGCTGAAGTTGAAGCTGATTTACTAAAAAAACAAGAAGAACAAGCGGTAGCTGAAAAACCAGAACAAGAAGTTAAAGAAGAAGTTAAAGAAGAAGTTGTACAAGAAGTTGTACAACAAAATGACTCTCCTTTAATAGAGGTTATTGATGAAGTTGTAGAAGCTAAAGAAGCTAAAGAAGAAATTAACACACCTGAACCTGAAGTAGTAAAACCTAACTTGCCTGAGAATATAGAAAAGTTAGTTAATTTTATGGAAGAAACAGGTGGAACAGTAGAAGACTACGTTAGATTAAATAGAGATTATTCTAGCGTAGATAATGATACTTTATTAGTAGAGTATTACAAAGCTACTAAACCGCATTTGGACTCTGAAGAGATAAACTTTTTGTTAGAAGATAAATTTTCTTATGATAAAGAAAATGCTGAAGACAGAGAGATTAGAAAGAAAAAATTAGAGTACAAAGAAGAAGTTGCTAAAGCTAAAAGTTTTTTGGAACAAACAAAGAGTAAGTATTACGACGAAATCAAGTTGAGACCCGGCGTAACTCAAGATCAACAAAAAGCTACTGAGTTTTTCAACAGATACAACAAAGAGCAAGAAATAGCTAAACAACAACACGATAGGTTTCAAACTCAAACTAAAAACTTTTTTAATAAAGAGTTCAAAGGTTTTGAATTTAACTTAGGTGAAAAGAAGTTTAGATATGGCGTTAATAACACTAACGATGTTGCTGATAAACAATCGAATTTAACAAACTTTGTTCAGAAGTTTCTGGATGGTGAGGGTAATGTTAAAGATTATAATGGTTATCATAAAGCTATTTTTGCAGGAGAAAATGCTGATGCTATTGCTAAGCATTTTTATGAACAAGGAAAAGCTGATGCGGTAAAAGACGTAATGGCTAAGTCAAAAAACTTATCAAACAGTCCTAGGACTTCACCTGATATAAATGTTGGCGGTGCTAAAATGCGTGTTGTACCATCAGGTTATTCTAGTTCAAAATTAAAAATAAAACGATAACAATAATTAAAACATAGAAAAATGGCGTATTCATTTAATACTACCCATGACTCTACGGCTATTATGCCTGAACAATCACAAGTACTTACTTCTAGTAACTACTTAGATTTTCAAGCTAACGGTGAAGGTTGGAACAAACAATTCTTACCAGAACTTTATGAAGAAGAAGTAGAGCGATATGGAAACAGAACTCTTAATGGGTTTTTAAGAATGGTCGGTGCTGAGATGCCGATGACATCTGATCAAGTAATTTGGTCTGAACAAAATAGATTACATATTGGTTATGATAATACAAAAGCTACTGCTGTTGATGTATCTGCTAACCAAGTAAAAATAGTACACGGTACTTCTAATTTTGCTATTAGAAAAGATGATTTAGTTGCTATTAGTGAACCAGCAACTGGAGTCACTGTTAAAGCTGTAGTTGTTAATGCTGCTGCTGCTACTGGTGGATCTGGAGCTACTGCTTTTACTACTATTACTGTTGAACCTTATAACTTTTCAGATTTAAGTTGTACACCTTCTGGTGGATCTGCTCAATGGGCTGATAACGACGATGTGTCAATATTTGTATTTGGTTCTGAGTTTAAAAAAGGTACAGCTGGTAGAGACAAAGCTTTACAGCCTGAGTTCACTACTAAAACAAATAATCCAATTATCATTAAAGATTACTACGAAGTTAGTGGTTCTGATGCTTCACAAATTGGATGGGTTGAAGTTGCTACTGAAGATGGAACATCAGGTTACTTATGGTATCTAAAAGCTGAGTCTGAAACCAGACTAAGATTTGAAGATTACTTAGAAATGACTATGGTTGAGTCTGTTCCTGGAACAAACACAACTGGTCATGCTAGTCATGATTTAGCTGGTACTGAAGGTTTATTCTATCAAGTAGAAAACGGAGGTAATATCTATCAATCAGGCGCTGGTGGTGATACATTAGACAAATCTGATTTTGATAATATCTTAGCTGAATTAGACTCACAAGGTGCTATTGAGGAAAACATGTTATTCATGGACAGAACTCACAACCTTGAGATTGACGATATGTTAGCTGGTCTTAATGCTTATTATTCTGGTGGTACTTCTTATGGTTTATTTGATAACGATGAGAATATGGCTCTTAACTTAGGATTTTCAGGTTTTAGAAGAGGTTCTTATGACTTCTATAAAACTGATTGGAAATACTTAAATGATCCAACTACTAGAGGTTTATTAGACGACATAGATGGTTTATTAGTTCCTGCTGGAACATCAACTGTTTATGATCAAATGTTAGGATCTAACATCAGACGTCCTTTCTTACATGTAAGATATAGAGCTTCTGAAACAGAAGATAGACGAATGAAGTCTTGGATCTTAGGATCTGTAGGTGGAGCCGCTACATCATCTAATGATGTGATGGAAGTTCACTTCTTATCTGAGAGATGTTTAGTAGTACAAGGTGCTAATAACTTTGTATTATTTAAAAATGCTGTAAATTAATAGCTACATGAGGTGGCTTCGGCCACCTCTATTTTATATTTTTTATTATATTATATTATGGAAACAAAAGTAAAAAAACCTGCGGCAAAGCCTGCAGTAAAAGAAACTAAAAAAGATACTTGGGAGTATAAAAATAGATTATACACACTAAAAGGTGAAGCAACTCCTTTAACGTTTAGAATACCTAGTAAATGTCAATGGTGGGACGAAGAAAATAAAGAGATGAGAAATATTAGGTACTGCACTAACCAAAAATCACCATTTCAAGAAGAACAATCTGATCCAGCTATACTAGGTCAAATAGTTTTTAGAGATGGTGCTCTTTCTGTTAAAAGAGAAGATGTTGTATTACAAAAAATATTAAGTATATACCACTCTGGTCTTAATAAGTATTACGAAGAAGAAAAACCGGAAGAACAAGCAGCTGATCAAGTTGATTATATCAACATGGAGCTAGACGCTATGAATGCAGCTAGAGATATAGATATAGATAAAGCTGAAGCTATATTAAGAGTTGAAATAGGATCTGCTGTTAGAGATATGAGTTCTAAAGAATTAAAGAGAGATCTTTTAGTTATGGCTAGGCGAAATCCTGCTGGATTTTTAGAACTATTAGAAGATGAAAACGTAGAGCTTAGAAACTTTGGTATAAAAGCTGTAGAAGAAAACTTAATAGGATTATCTCAAGATCAAAGAACATTCAATTGGAAGTCAAGTGGTAGAAAATTAATGACTATACCATTTGATGAAAACCCATATTCAGCTTTAGCTGCTTGGTTTAAAACTGACGAAGGAGTTGAAGTTTATAAAACAATCACTAAAAAGCTGAAATAACAAGTGATTATAATTACTATGAGGTCGCGGTTGGCGGCCTCTTTTTAAAATATTTAAGATGATAAATGTTGATGACGTATATAAAACTGTACTACTTATTTTAAATAAAGAGCAAAGAGGTTATATGACGCCTGATGAATTTAATAAAATAGGTGCTCAAGTACAAAATGAAATATTTGAAGGATATTTCAACGATATAAATCAATATTTAAGACAACCTCAAACTGATTACGATTATTCCGATAGAGCTGAATATACTGATGAAAAAATATCTGAATTTAAAAAGACAGCTTCAGCTACTCATGTTTCAGGAGGTACATTTACTCTTCCAGATGATTTATACAGGTTAGGATCTGTTGTTTATAATGATGGAGTTATAGAAAAAGAAGTTCAAAAAGTAGGTAGAAAAGAATTTTATAATATAAAAAACTCTAAATTAGCTAAACCTTCACTTGATTTTCCTATATTTTTACAGGAGGATAATACAAGAGATACTCCTACTAAAATAATAGTAACGCCTGAAGAGAGTGATGGCTTACTAACAAATAGAATTATTATTAATTACGTTAGAAAACCTGGAGGAGGAGACGGCAATGTTGATGATCCTACTTGGGCATATACTGTTGATGATACAACTGGTGGTTATATATACGCTGGTACTACAACAGGTTCTACTGTAACCCCAACTACAGGTGTAAAACATTTTGACTTACACGTTTCCGAAAAACATGAAGTAATTAAGAGAATATTATTATACGCAGGTGTTGTAGTTAAAGATCCTGTAGTGCTACAGACTATGTCGTCTGAACTGGCTAAAGATAAACAATTAGATAAATCATAATAAATGGCGACTAACTTTCTACTAAACGAAGACGACGGACAATACTATGCAGGTCAACAATATTTCACTGGTCAACTTGCTGCATCATCAGGTGCTAATAAAATTCTTCCTGCAACTACATATAATACAGACTTAGTATCTGCTTATGATTCTAGTGCTGTTCAAATAGGATCGCAAAGTAACTTTGAGGTTTATTTTAGAACAGGTACTAATACTTATAAAAAATTAAAAGAAAATAATTTAAGTGTATCTAGTAATGTTATTACAATACGTTTTACAGGTTTAACTTATGCAGATGGAACTACTGTAATATCAGGTGGTGCAATACCAGCTGGTGATTATTATGTACAATTAAAGTCTGCTGCTAAAGCTTATAATTACGGAGAGTATCAATATATAAAACTAAATGATATTATAAATAACTTTATAGTTGCTTATGTAGGTGCAGATAAAATAATATCAAATTGCAAAAGAACTGATATTTTGTTTCACGCTAGAAGAGCAATGCAAGAGTTTAGTTACGATACTTTAAAAGTAATTAAATCTCAAGAACTTACTATACCTGCTAGTTTAAGTTTACCCTTCCCAAAAGACTATGTTAACTATGTAAAAGTTTCTTGGATAGATAATGTTGGTGCTAAGCATATTATATATCCTACTAGAGTAACTAGTAATCCTACAGAAATATACACTCAAGATAGTGATGGAGAAGCAACTCAAGATGACTTTGGAAATAACATAGCTGCTAGTTCTACTACTGATTCTAGGTATGCTGCTATGAATATAGATCCTGTTAGCACTTCTCCAGATGACTATAGATACCCTAAAGACGCTCAACTTTTAGGAGCTAGATTTGGTATACAACCTGAAGAAGCTCAAATAAATGGTAAGTTTACTATAAACGAAAGAGAAGGTACGTTTAGCTTTTCAAGTGGATTAGTTAATAAATTAATAATATTAGAATATATATCAGATGGTTTAGCTGTAACTGAAGACATGAGAGTTCCTAAGCTAGCTGAAGAAGCTATGTACAAGCAAATAGCTTATGCTATATTATCTACAAGGTCAAAAGTACCAGAATATATAGTACAAAGATACAAACTAGAAAGAAGAGCAGCTCTTAGAAATGCCAAGCTAAGATTAAGCAACATTAAAATAGAAGAGATAGCTCAAGTATTTAGAAATAGAAATAAGTGGATTAAGCACTAAGTATGGCAGAAATTAAAAATAGTTTTCAAGGCTCTAAAATGAACCAGGATTTAGACGATCGTTTAATTCCTAATGGATCTTATAGAAGCGGAACAAACATACAGGTTAGTAACTCAGAGTCTGATGATGTTGGTACTTTACAAACAGTGCTAGGTAATTTTGAATTAACTGATTTTGGCATACCAGACACTATAAGCAACTTAGAAGTAATAGGTCAAGTTGTTGATATGTCTAAAGATTTAATAATTGTATTTATAACTAACTCTGTTTCAGACGATAGAACTGAAGAAGATTCAACAGGACAAGTAACATTATCAAGTGGTAATACTATAGCTAGCGCTACAAAAACTACTTCTAAGAACTATATATGTGTTATGTCTCCTGAATTTATAGGCATAATAGTAGAAGGTTCTTTTTTAAAATTCTCAAAATTATTTCCAGTATCAGCAAACATACTAGAAGATTTATTATTCTTTACGGATAACTTAAATCAACCTAGAAAAATAAACATAAAATCTGCTATAGCTGATAACACTTATTACACTTCTGAAGATCAAATATCAGTAGCTAAATATTATCCTTACGAACCAATATCTTTTATAACTTCTCCCACAGGTTATAAAAAGCTAGGCTTAGTTAATAAACAAGATAAATATTTACCTCCATCTTTCGCAGCTGCTGGAATTGTGTATGATCCTTCTAATCCTGATTTATTAATATTAAAAAATGGGTTAAATGAAAATCAAATAAACTTATTTGCTGCTATGCAGCCACATGGAACAGAAGAGCTTGATATAAGCGCTGATGGCCAGTCTATTGTAGCTGGACTTAATAAAAGAATTAAAGTAACTAATTTAAGTGTAGAAGGAGCTGAAGAAGCTTATGTTATATCAATAAATATGGACGCTGCTTCTCCTAAAAATTGTGAAATTAAATTAGAGACAGAAAATGGTGCTGCTATTAGTACTATAGCAACCTCTTTACCTACTTGGTCTACTGGTCATGTTTTTGGTTTTAGCTGGCCTAACCCAGATTATGATGCATCGTTTACTAATAGTGGAGAGTCTAGATATTTAGAAGATAAATTTGTAAAATTTAGTTATAGATTTAAATTTGACGATGGCGAATATTCTTTAATGGCTCCATTTACTCAAGCTGCTTTTATACCTAAACAACATGGATATTTTGTTGGTAGAGATGCTAAGCTAACTGGCAGAAAAGGTGTAGTAAATTTTATGGAAAATCAAGTTACAAATGTAACTTTAAATATACCAGTACCATCTACTAGTGTAGATAATTTAATAACTGAATATAAAGTAGATGAAGTACAAATATTAAGTAAAGCTTCTGGTGATCAAAATATAAAAGTTATTACAGATTTAAGTGTAGATAATTTCGATGGACTAGTTGATGCAGGTGCTTTTAGTGGAACTGGAACTAGCGTAGGTTCAGGTTATTCTCCTACAACTTTTGAGTCAGATACTCAGGGTGGATCAGGCACTGGGTTGAGAGTAAGAGTTAAAAGAACAGGTGATGGAACTGCTGATGACTACGGAGCTTTAGATAGTAATTTTTTGGAGATAATAGAACCAGGTAAAAATTATAAAATAGGTGACATAATAAGTATTTCTGCTTCACACTCAGATCCAGTAACTGAAAATCATAGTACTGCTAAATTTATTATTACATCTTTAAGAGATTACATAGAATACAACTATAACTCTCAACAGCCTATAAAAGTACTACCAGAAAAAGAAGTAACTAGAGTTTCAGATATTGTACCTATAAAAGCTTTAGCTCAAGCTGTAGTAGGTAATAGAGTTGTTTATGGAAACTTTTTGCAAAAATACGGAAATATAGAAAAATTAGATTATGACATAGAAATATCAGATAAAAATGTATTATCTTCTACTAATCAACAAATAAAAGAACATCCTAATCATACAGTAAAGCAAGGTAGAACTTACCAAGTAGGCGTAGTATTAAGAGATAAATATGGAAGATTAAGTAATGTTATATTAAATGATGATATAGACGAAAAGTCAAGTACAATATACGTTCCTTATACAGCTGGTGGATCAGATCCTTTAGAATATTTTGGTAAAACATTAAAAATAAAATGGAACAGAGAAATACCAGATGATGGGCCTGAAGATTGGCCTGGACTTTACAATGAAAAAACTAACCCTTTAGGCTGGTATAGCTATCAAATAGTTGTAAAACAAAAAGAACAAGACTATTACAATGTTTATGTGCCGGGTAGTTTAAGTGGCAATATAGTATTTAAAGGTTTAGGTAATCACAACAATTTAACATATGAAGATGCAGGCGGAACTTCTCATATAGTTTTATCAGGTGATAATATAAATAAGATACCTAGAGAATTAAAAGAAGTTGGTGGTAATGATCAGCAATTTGGCTCTGAAACTTCTTTGTTTTGCGTAGTTGGTGAACCTTCTATTGCAACAGGAAATACATACGCTCCTTCAGCTTCTCAAGAAATAAAAATATCTCAACAGTTATTAGATCCAAAAAGAATACAAGTAGAAGAAATAAAAACTTTTAGAAACTTAGGTGATTGGACTATGTATAAAGGAGTAGATTTAAATCATTTAGATTTAAATGGTGGTCAATATTCTTCTGCTACTTTTATATATCCAGGTGTAACAGGTGAAATAGATCCACTATATTTAGGATCTAATAAAAATCCTTATGTAGCTAAATTATCTACTAAGACTAAGTTAGGTTATTCTGTTGACTTGCAAAGACCTAGTGATCTTGCTACAGAGCCTCAATTTTCAGAAAATTTACACGTGTTTGAAACTTCTCCAGTTGAAAGTGCATTAGAAATATTCTATGAAACTACTACATCGGGTTTAATATCAGATTTAAATACAAGTATAAGAACTGCAGAGCCAACAGGTGTTTTAACAGGTATATCGCCAATAACATTTACTTTGCAAGAAGGAGATGCTGTAGACTCAGACGCTAGTAATACTTTTGAAGTTATGAAAGGAGTTGGCGCTACTCAAAAAATTGCTAATCAACTTTCTAAAATAAATTTAGTAAGTGTAACTGACGGAACTGGTACTGTTGTTACAAGTAAATTTGAAGTTGTTCAAGCAACTGCAGGTGGTTCTGGTACATCTCCTACTTTTAAAATAAGAAATAAACAAAGATTTCTTTTTACTGATGGAAGTTACGATGGTAATTGTAAGTTTACTTTCGTGTTAAGAGCTAGTTGTCCTGATAGTGAAGGAACTCAAATTAGTAAACTTTTCACTTATAAAAACTTTAGAGTAACAAACAAAAAGCCTATATTATATTCTTTGACAGGTCCTCCTTCACAACCTGATTTTAACGCGTTAAATAGTACAAATGGGGTTGACGATACTAGAATAATAGATGTTGGAGTTACACTTGATAGTAGTCCTTATGGTGAATACGGCGTTAGCAACAAGCTAAGCGTTTCTCATACTGGAACTGGTTATGCTGAGACTACTAAGGTTATGTATATTTCAAGGGATGACGTTAATCAAGGCATTTTTGCTAATACCAATAGTGGAAATAGAGAAGTTACAATTGGTTATTTTTCTTTTGTAACTAACGGTTTTGACGCAATAACTACTTTCGATGCTAACACTAGTTTAAATGAAAATAACTCTATTAACTCTACTACAAAAAGAATACGAGGTTTAAAGCCTGTATTAAAATCAGTTAAAAGATTTTCAGCTATATTTGAAACTGATGATAATGACGCTGATTTTGAAAAGTATTATTTCCCTAATTACGAGCGTTTTAGCACTAGTATAAATTCTGGAGCTGATAAAACATTTGAGTTTCAAATAGTAAAGACTAACACAAATAATAGTCAAACCTTATACGAGCTAAAATGGATGCCACCAGGACAAAGAAAAGTAACTAAATCAGAGTTAGGTAATAATGTATCTACTAGCGAAAAAGCTTCTTGGCTTTACGAAATAACAACATACTTGGAAGATGCTTTTGATGGTTCGACAGGTTTTGGAGCTGGCGCAAAAAGATCAGATGATTTTAAATTTCACTTTATAATACATAGATAATGGCATCATTTAATCAAGAAATAGTATATTACAACACGTTTTGGCTCAAGCAAGTTACTACTACTGCTATGGGTAATAATAACCCAACTTCAAGTATTGATGCTCAATTTTTTCATGCTGTCTTTCCAGGATTACCTTATAAAGGTTGGAGTGGAACTAGTACAGATTTAATAGAGTACGATGGAAGTATAAACTTTACTAATAGCTCTAGTGTTACAAAGCCTAAAAGTAATGTTAACCCAGGTAGTATTATTTTTAGTTCAACTGGTGGTAGTAATTTTGTAATAGAAGAGTCTAGAATAAGAGGAGGTTTTAATAATAAACCTGTAGAACTAGGTGTTAGAGCTTTTTTAAGAGAAGATAGTAATAAATCTAAATATAGATCTAATGCTTTAGTTTACTCAGGTATATATAATTCTAGAACTCAATTTAACGAAACAAATGTTTTTAGTGTTGGTGAAGAAATAACAAGAGCAGTTGATCCTGGTTATGGTAGTGTTCAACTTTTAGATGCTATGGATAATGACTTAACTATTATTCAAGAGAATAAAGTTAATAGAGCATTGATAGATAAGGACGCTATATTTACTGCTGAAGGTCAAGCGTTAACTACAGCTGGTAAAGTAGTTATAGGACAAATAACTCCTTATGTAGGTGACTATGGTATAAGTAGAAATCCAGAGTCATTTGCTAAACATGGTTTTAGAAGGTATTTTGCAGATAAATATAGAAATGCTGTATTAAGATTATCTAGAGACGGTATTACTGAAATATCTGAGTATGGTATGAAAGACTTTTTTAGAGACAGATTAACTGAAGTTAAAGATACTATAAAAACTACTACTAGTAGTGTTATAAATATATCAGGTCAAATGCCGCCTGTAACTATTGGTAGTAGTATAGCTATTAATGAATTAGGACCTTTCTTAGAAACTTCTAGTAGCTTAACTACTGCTAATGCTCCAGAAATAGGTTCTATACTAGAGTTTGAAGATACTACTTCAACAGGTGATTTTATTACAACAAATGCTGTTGTTACTGGTATAGATACAACTAATAATTTAATATTTGTTTCTGAAGCTGGCTTTGCTAATTTTATACCTGCTGGTGAGAACGCCGGTAAAGCTAGATTTGTTAGTAAAGTAAAAGATAGAATAGTAGGAGCTTATGACTCTTACCAAGATAACTATGTAATTTCTATACAAAGAAGCGCAGAGAGTAAAACAATAGCAGAAACAAGTGATTATTATAATACGCTTCATTATGATGAAAAAGTAAGGGGTTGGGTTAGCTTTTATACTTATAGACCAGAAACTGCTTTTAGCATGAAAAGTAGATACTTTAGTACTAAAAATGGTAAACTATACGAGCATTATGAAGGTGGATTTTTAGGCGAAAATGTATTTCAAAAAATAACGCCATGTGATATGGGAACTTTTTATGGTGTGTTTACTAAGTCTAACATTATATTTGTATTTAACCAAAGCCCTAGCAAAGTAAAAACTTTTACAACTATAAATTACGAAGGTAGTGACGGATGGCAAGTTGACTGGATAAGAACAGATGACAAATCAAAAACTGAAGGTGCTACAAACGGTGATAAAGCTAAAACTATACTAAGCTATGCAGAAGGAGAATATACTGATGGAGGTATAAAATATTATGCTGGCTTTAGACCTAAAGAAAATAAATATTATGCTAATATAGTTAATGATAGTTTACAAAGACCTGATGAAGTTTTGTTTGGTAAATCAATGACAGGTGTTAAAGGTTTTGTAGCTAAAGTTAGTATGACTACAGACAGCGTTAATACTAACAATATAAAAGAATTATTTAGTGTTGGTTCAAATGTAATATAATGGGACCTTACGAAGATATAGACTTAGAAATAGAAAAAGATTTTGGTAGCAGCTCTAGCTCTACACAAAAAAATAAATCAGGAAATATGAGCGATAAAATGAACACAGCTCTAGGTATAACTGGAGGAGTTTTAATGGCTGGACAAATCACTATGGGGTTTATACAGCAGGCAAAAGCTAATAAACTAGCTAACGAAGCTGAAACAAGAAGACTTGAAAACGAAGCTTTACTTAGTGAGTTAGAAAACAGTAGACAAGATATTATAAATCCTTATGAAAATATAGCAGTTGCTACCCAAGCAGCTGAAATGCAAGTGCAAGAAACAGATAAAGCTTTAGCAAATACTTTAGATACATTAGCAGCTACAGGAGCTGGCGCTGGCGGGGCTACCGCTTTAGCACAAGCTGCTATGAAATCAAAACAACAAGTTTCTGCTAACATAGAACAGCAACTTGTACAAAATGAAAAATTAAAAGCTCAAGGAGAACAATTTGCTTTTCAAGTTAGAGAGCAAAGAGAAATGCAAAAACTAGATAGAACAGCAGGTTTAATTGATAGAGACATAGCAAGAGAAGATCAGTATAGAGGAGACGCTATGGCAGCTGTAGCACAAGGTTTTGCTGGCGCAGCAGGAACATTAACAGGTGTTGCAGGAGCATTAAGTGGTCAATAAAAAATAAATAAATATGGGAAGGTACGCAGATCCTCAAATGATAATAGATAAACGATTTGAAAAAGTCAGAGGAGAATTAGATAAGCTTTATAAAAACGTAGATAATAATTTAGCTTTAATTGCTAAAAGAAAACAAGCTAGAAAAGCTGCTCAAGCTAAAAAGTATGGAAACTATGGAGATATATACAATAAAGCTGTTAAAGACTCTAGAGCTTCTTCTAGAAAATTTGCTCGTACTAGACCTGACATGGCTAAAGATGCCAAAAGAGAGTTTAGTGATCAAATAGCTAGTAGATTTGATGAAGGTTATGACAATATACAAGCTTTTGTAAGAGGTGAATACATACCTAAAGAAGGCGCAGAGCCAATAAAAAACCCTACTGAAAGCCAAATAAATGCTTTTGTTCAAAGCCAAATAGATGCTGCTAATGATCTTGGTGAGTCTCTTGTAGCTTTTGAAGC